ATAAATTTATTGATAATATAAATTAATTAATAATACAATTTACAATTACAATTGTATTATTTTAAATTATTAATTTTATATTTTAGTGAAACATAATGATTTAACGAGGGAAACCAACTAAGTTGGCACCAATACCAAATCCGGCACCAGAACGAGCACTGACGGCCATGGCTGGAACGTATGTGTCAAGAATGCTAAAAGTGGCAGCGGCAGTTAAGGCAATAATAGCAATCTCCTCTAAATTTAATTTCTTTTTAGGTATGGCGAAAGCGGCAATGGCAACCATAATACCCTCAACAAAGTATTTGATCGCTCTTTTAAGAAGTTCTACAACATTGATCTCGTTAACTAAATCAACAATATTCATTATTATATTAATAATGAAGAAAAAAATATTATTCTAAATATTATATTACTCTAAATATTATATTACTCTAAATATTATATTACTCTAAATATTATATTACTCTAAATATTATATTACTCTAAATATTATATTATTCTAAACAATTTTATTAAATTATAAATAAGTTAAAAACTTAAAGGATTATTAAATATATAAACAATAATGACAGAAAGGAATGAAAATATTGAACATAGAATGAATTCCGACGGCAGTGAAAATCCCAAATATATTGACTTGTTGGACGAGGACAAATCTATTTCCGGACAAAAATTTGCGTGCATATCATTCTTATCTCCAGAGAAAATTATAAAAAGTAAAAATTTATATGATTTCAATGAATTCGTAAAACAATGGGAGATGGCTAAAGCATTTGAAAAATACACACAATTTCTCAATTTTATTTCATTTAAACACGATGTCGATTTTGACAAATTAACAGCGGATTTAGATGAATTTATCAAAGATCAAAAAGATAATTTATTAAATACAAATATTGAGGATGATTATAAGAATTTTATAGATAAAAATGATGAAAAATTAGAAAATAATTTTAATAAAATGAACAACTTTCAGACAAGTGTTCGTGGAATTAAAATTCGAGGTGCATTTCCAAGCCAACAAGAGGCTGAGCTTAGATGTAAAATGCTACGCGAGATTGATCCAAACCACGATGTTTTTGTTGGTCCGGTTGGTATGTGGATGCCGTTTCACCCGGAGGCATATAAAACAGGCAGGGTTGAATATTTAGAAGATGAGTTAAATGAATTGATGAGCGAGAAAAATAAAAACGAGGAATATGCTAAACAAGAGTTTGATAAACGTATCAAGGAATCTAAACAAAAGGCGGTCGAAGATAATATTAATAAAGCAGAAGAAAGTGGTAATTTATTATCTCAAACTCTTGATAAGGATGGTAATTTAGTAAGTGTTAAAACAATTAACACGTTTGATAACAATTTAGATGAAAACGCCAGTGTCTCTGATATTCATAAGGAATTATTCCATGATGAAAATATTATCACCGGTAAAAATAATGGTAATGGACTCGGTGGAATCGCTAAAGATAGTGATAAAGATAAAACTTTGATTAATATTGCTGAAGAAGACCCAGAACCAACTGTCGCAGAGCCAACTGTTCCTGAGCCAACTGTTCCTGAGCCAACTGTTCCTGAGCCAACTGTTCCTGAGCCAACTGTTCCTGAGCCAACTGTCGCAGATGCCGGCGTTGATAAAAATCCAAGTGTATAAAAATCGTGGTTGATTTTTAATTTTATTAAAATTGATTTTTAATTATAGAAGTAATCTATAATTAAAAACTGACTAAAATGGAAAATAAAAAGAATATTAATAAATCGAGTGCTAAATCTAAACCGATGTGTAATCATAAAGATTGTAATAAAAAAATTAAGCTTATAGATAGTACAATGGGCATGTGCAGATGCAACCAAACGTTTTGTATGAAACATCGATTGCCCGAAATGCACGACTGTAGTTTTAATTTTACTATAGACAAAGAAACTTTCATTAAAAGCAATTTGTGCATCAGACCAAAAGTTGAATGTTTAACTACCAATTAGAACGACTTTTTTTGACATTAATCTTTGGTCCGCGCATAGTGCTTCCCGAGGACGGATTATACGATTCCTCTTCGTCGTCAGAGTCCAACCCTTTAGACGCTTCCCAAAATTCTTTTGAGCCCAGTTTAAAATCGTTGTGATGCTCTGCTTTATACCAAAATATTTGGTCTACCAATCTGTTTGATTTTGCATTATTATCAACTACTAAACATTCAAAATTTTCGGTACACTGGTCCATAACCTGAGAGAAACTTTCGTATGTTGGAAACATTCCGGCATAATTCTCCCATATTCTTTTTCTATTCGAAATATAAGGTTCGCGCAAAATAAAAACATAATCTATATTGGTTCTTAAATTGGGTGGTATACCCAAAGGATACTGCATCGTAATGATCAGCATGATTTTCCAATGACGACCATTCATAAAAAGTAGACGCATCATTTTATCTTTGGTCCAAGAAGAATCAAAAAGACAATCGTCTAATATACAAAAGGTTCTTGGGTCAATGGTTGTTTTTTTATAATGTTCTAATTCTTTTTTTACTTGTTTTAAAACCGATTTTTGTCTTTTTAATATATTCTCTATGATTGCCGTATTATACTCATCGTGAATAAATAATTTAGGGACATGGCTTCCATAAAATCCATTACCTGCTTCTGTGCCCGATATAACTGTTCCAATAGGAATATCTTGATGGTGAAACAATAAATCTCTTACGAGATAACTCTTGCCCGTATCACGCCTTCCAATTAATACAATAACCGGACCTTTATTTTCATCTGGTTTAAAAGTAATCTGACTCATACTGAATTTCTTTAATTCGAGTGTCATTTATTATTAATAGGATTAAATATTTAAATAATTTTAATTCTATCGCAATTTAATAAGTTATATTTAAATTATATTTATATTCCAAAGAATTATGAACTTTAATTATAGAAAAAATGATAATTCTCCATTATTTAAAAATTTAGAAGATGTAAAATTATTAAATATTGAAAAAATACAAAATTATATACCAATTTACAAAAAATTTTTTGATCTTAATGAAAATAATTACGATAATATTAATTTAAATAATTATTATTCATTAAAAAACATTACAACTAAAAACACTGATAATATTTATGACGGAATCATAGTAAATGAAAAATCAATTGAATATAAAAAAGAAGTTTTCTTTAAATTCTCTCCGATAATAGATCCTATTAAATTTATTACAAATAGTTACGATTTATCACATTCAGATTTATTAAACCTTCCTCAATATAATATTGAAGATAGTATATCTGAAAATATGTATAGTTATAACAACAGTGCATACGTTGATAGTTTTTTTTATTATCTAACAAGCCAATTATTGCATAATTATAACTTTATGCACGGAACAGATTTTTACGGTTCTTTTTTAGGAATAAAAAATGATTTTTATTTTAATATTGCCGATGATGTTGAGAATTTGCACGAATCGGAAAAATTTCATAAGAATAATAATAGCCTGTTCGAAATAACGAATGAATATTATTTAAATGTAAGTAATTATGATAGTAGAAATTATAAATTTCCTTTAAAAATAGGTAACGATATTGACGATAAAAATATACTGAATTTATCAGATATATCGAGCATATCAGATATTGATAATTTATTTATAAGCAATGATTTGTCAAAAAATATTTTTACACCAAATGTTTTATATGAAAATAATATAACGGTTTTAAACAAATCGAATAAAACAGACGAATCTGGATCATCGTGCTCGTCAAGATCATCAAACACAAATAATAGCGAGGTAGATAGTGATGGTGGTCCCGACGACGAATCTGGTTCTGATTGTGGTTCTGACAAGGACGAATCATCGGTTTCAAATTCTACATTATCGGAAGATGAAATATTCATTAAATTATTTAAATTTCCAATACAATTAATCGCATTAGAAAAATGTAAGAATACATTAGATTCGCTATTTAACGATGACCAAATATCCGAAGAGGAATTAGGTGCATTTGTATCACAAATAATATTAATATTGATAACATATCAAAAACTTTTTAGTTTTACCCACAATGATTTACATTCAAATAATATTATGTATGTAGAAACAGAAAAACAGTTTTTGTATTATAAATACAATTCTAAGTATTATAAAATACCAACATTTGGTAAAATATTTAAAATTATTGATTTTGGTAGGGCCATTTATAAATATAAAGGAAATATTTTATGTAGCAATAGCTACGACTTTAAAGGAGATGCAGCTACATTATATAATTTTGAACCGTATTTTAATAATAATAAGCCGCGTCTTGAACCAAATTTGAGTTTTGATTTATGTCGATTGGGATGTTCATTATATGATTATTTCGTTGACGACTTGGATGATATAAAAAATATTACATCGCCAATTATTAAAATAATAATTGATTGGTGTTATGATGATAAAAAAAGAAATATTTTATACAAAAATAATGGTTCGGAGAGATATCCAGATTTTAAACTATATAAAATGATCGCAAGAACCGTTACTAATCATAAACCGGATATGGTAATTCAAAATGTGTTTTTTGAACAATATATTATATCAAAAAAAAAATTAAATAAAAAACATAAAATTTTTAATATAGATGACATTGAGATATCATAAATACAATAAATACAATAAATACAATAAATACAATAAATACAATAAATACAATAAATACATAAATACAATAAATAATGCTCTTTATTTATTGTATTTAAAATTCGGGCTTTGTAGTAAAAGCGCCTGGTTCGATTGTTGCTATTGTTCCTGGATTTAATTGTTGAACTACATACAATCCTAAAACCGAACTCAAATAAACAATGATAGTATCTTTAACTAAATGTTTAATAGTCTTATCATTATTTTTTAATAATGTTTTCGTTTCTATAAACTTAATTATTATATAAATTAACGAAATTATTAGACTATATGTAAAAGTATTTTCCATTTTATATTATTACAATAATTTTAGGTTTATAATTATTACGCATTATCACAATACTTCTATATCATTTAATACTAATTCATTTAATTTTAAACTATCCTTGTCATTTAAATCATTAATATCTGTTACATCCAGCGTAATACTATCGCCTATAGTTATTAACTCTTCGTCCTCCTCGTCATCTTCATCATCGTAGCTCCTTTTACTTTCCAAATCTTCTAAATATTCAATATTTTTAGGTGCATCTAATTTTTCCTCATTGCCCATAGTATCAACAGAGTTATCTACGTCCGAAAAAGTTAGTTGCTCATTAATACTTGGCGTTACATTGGTTTCATATACATCTACATCATTGCCTGTATCTGTCTCTATATTTATATCACCGACAATTTTGCGATTCATATCAGTAGTTGGTGGTGGCGGCATGCTATCCGGGGTTGGTGGTGGCACGGCTTTATCTTTATCGTCCTCGTCGTCATCGGGCGTTCTAATAATTTCCTCTTTTATTTCTACGTTCTCCTCTTCGGTCTCGTCCATATATGCTCTTAATAATATTTCAACTGGTATAGAATCCCTTATTGTTTCTAATATACACTCTTTTATAATATTTTCTAACTCTCTATTATTCTTTTGAATTGATAATGGTGTAATGTGTTTCTCAAATAAATAAATATTTGTATAGACTTTTCTTGCAGTGAAAATATAAATTTTATGAATGAAATCATCAATTGGTGGTATGTCTATATCAATTTTTTTTTGTTTTGTTCCCACTCGCACACACGATAGTGCTTTTAGTTGTATTATATGAACACAAGTAATCAATTCTTCTAAATATCCACAATTACTTATTTCTTGGATTCTTTTTTTTTCGTCTATGATCATATTTTTATTCCAATTCGGTATTCTGCCTAAAAAAGTTTGGAATGTCATCAAATACTTCTCTTCTTCGTTATTATCGTTGCAAAGAACAATAGCTTCGTTAAATATAGATTTTAAACCGTCTAATACGCATGGTGTCAGTATATTTACTAACCGTGCACACCATTCATTTTTTGATTCATTTAAACTCGTAATCGAATAATCGTCCATTTACATAAAAGCAATATTTTCTAAATTAATATTAGAACGAAATATTATATTTAATATAATTAATATTAATAGTTTTTCATTTCTTATCTCTCTTTTAATTTTATCAATTAGAATAAGAAGCATATATTTTTTTTTATTACACATTTTTGTTTTTTCTAAATAAGTAATTATATCTAAACCACTGTAACCTTTTTCATATAAATTATTTGCCAATATTGTTATATTCTTATTATCAGTTAAAGATGATTTATCTATAAGTTTTTTTAATTTATCGTTTTTCGTGTAATTTATTTTGTTATACGATGGTTCACCTAAATTATAATTGTGGAGACTTACCTGTTTATTCTTTATAAACGGTAGCGGAATATACATTTCACAAAATCTTGATAATATTGGTTTTAATAATTTATAACGGTCTTCTACTATTATAAAAAAACGTGTAGTGTGATTAAAAACTTCTATACATCTTCTTAAAGCAGATTGTGCGTCTATCGTTAATTTGTCGGCATTTAATAAAATAATAGATTTAAACATGTTAGATCTCATATACGTTTTAGCAAAAAATTTGATATCATCTCTTACAAACTTAATACCCTTACCTTGTGCACATTCAACAAACATAACGTATGATTTAATAAATTCCTTGTTATTATTATAAATTTTATTGATAAAATTATTTAGTAATGTTCTTTTACCGCTACCATTAGGTCCATGAAATAATATATTAGGCACGTTATTATTTTTTAAGAAAAAATCTAATTTTAATTCTATATTTTTATGTAATTCAATAGTCATGATAATTTATTTAAATATATATTTAAACTCAATATTGATAAATATATATTTAAATTAAGCAACGCTTTGAAGACTTTGTGTATAAGGATTTTTTTTGAACGCAGATAATATATCTTCGTTAATACGATCGGCGCATATTGAATTATCATACTGCTGCGAACCGCCCATTTTTCCATGCGTTTCTTTTGAAGGTAAGATACGCGGTCCATTGCTTGGAATAAACATGCGATTATTATTTCTATCATTGTCTGACCTTCTTACCGAAAGATTTTCGGTATTATTTAACATTTGCATATTTCCCTGATTGGTATGACTTTGATGAATTTTTTTATTGTTATTGCGCTGTTCATACGCCGAGTTGTATGTTTGATTCGCTTTATAGCTCGATGGTCCGGCGTTGCCCAAATATTCTAATGATGTCGTGTCTCTTTGAACGGTTACTGGTTGCTGTCGCGATACCATATAACCATCCGAACGTTGATTTTGAACATTTAAATATTTTCCCTCTGTTAAATTTTCGGTCATCTCTCTAATTGTGGTTTTTGTGCGATCTGCCGGATTAAACACTTTTGCGTTAGATACCGTTGTTCCAGCATTACCGTTAATGCGCAAGTTACCAATAACATTCTCTTTTCTTGAAGGTCGTAAAACATCCAATAATGGTGCAATCACCGCCGTAATTGCCCCACCGATTGGTCTAAATTCGTCTGGTTGTTTTGTGGAACTTCTATTTGTTGGCAGCGGTTTGTATCCCGAAACACCGTAATTATTTGGGTTGGCGTTGAACTGGCCTTTTGCGGACGGATTAATTATTCCAGTTGATGGCAGTTGAATCTTGGTTGATGGTCTATACTCACTTTTAGTGTAAATTGACTGTTCGCCATTAGCTCTTGATCCATAATATTCGGCACTTGTTTCATTTCTGTTGCCATCCGGCAATAACTCAATTCCACGAGCAGTGGGCGCTTTTTCAATACCGGTTGTCGTCATTAAACGATCAGGACCTACTGCGTAATATGTATCCTGACTATTTTTTTCTACCTTACCCTGTGTTAATGTGTTACCAGATAATTTGTTTGCGAAACTTGCTGGACCCTGATGCCCATTTAATGTAAAACTTTCCTTAGGATTATTTTTAGTTCTTAACTCATCAATGGTTTTGGGACCCCAGAGCTCTCTTGCTTCCATGCCCGAGTTAAATCCGTTCCCACTCTCTTTAGAAGCGCCTTTTCCTAATCCAGGACCCACTTGCTCTTCCTGCCAAGGTTTAATGTTGGCCATTCGCATACTTGGATTTACTCTTGACTGCATGAAATCGTTCATGTTCGGCATACCATGAGAATGCTGCATATTATTTTGTGGTTTAAATAAAGGGGCTTGCTCTTGTTTTTTTATTATTTGAGAACCAGCGCCCTGCATATTGTCTAATCTTGTTTCCGCAATATCCGACGACACACTGGCACCATTTGTTTTTGATCCAAAAAAAGGAGCCATATTATTGTGTTCAAAATTATTATTATCTATTTGTTCACCGGTTAAAGACATATGAACTTTTTTATTCGATCCTACACTCTCAGTGGGGTTATTTTCTAAAACTTTTTTAGTTATATTATAATCAAAATATTTATCCGTTGATTGATTTGCGTTAGGATAATTATTTACGTTATCATTTAAACTTTTATTATTTACAATAGGATAATTTATTGGTATATTTTTTTCATTATTCGTAAATTTTTCTATTGTCTCTTCATTTTCTTCATCAGCATTTTTATTGTGATTTGAAATTATATAAAAACCGCCTAATGCCATAAGTGGTATTGCTAATTGTGCCATTATATATACTTTATGATATAATATTTATCAATTAAATATTTTAATTATTATATTTACTTAAATTTTTTAAATATAATATTTAGACTTTTAATGTATAATAATCTTTTTCTAATATTCTTGTGCTTAAATTATTTTGGAATGGAACACAAGTATTTTTTTGTGGATCAAGTGGCAAGAAACTCCAATTAACTTGTTCTAAATCCCGTGTGGTCCATGCAGGGTGTGTGGTCCTTGACTGGTCGGTAAACGCTGTTTTATTAGGATAATTAATTTTATTACCAGTTATTTGCTTAGATTTGTATTCATTTAAATTAATATTATCACGATTTAAATTTCTTGTTAAACCTCTTAAATCACTTTCTAAATTAATACTATTGGTCATTAAATTTGATCCCCATTTTTCCATTCTCATGTAAGGGTCTTCCATAAAACACGGCGTTGTTCCAGTTCCGGGAACATTTAAAATGTGTCTTCCTGGTCCGGTAGATTCTTGAATATTCTTTTTTATTCTACATGGCTCATCATATAATCGTGTAAAAGACATATATATATATAATAATTATTATTATTATTATTATTATTATTATTATTATTATTATTATTATAATACTTATTACAGAAAATAATTTGTTCAATTGTTCAATTGTTCATTTGTTCATTTATTAAAACATTATTACTATCAGTAACGATTTTAGAAACAACTTGACCATTTTTTCTTATTATTTTAGTTATAATACCATTTTGTTTAATAGTTATATTTTCTATTAATTCACCATTAACAATCCTACAACTTGTAGACGTAGAAGAAGACATTACATTCGAACCTCCCAAATTAATACTAAATGAGTTGGATTGTCTGTTTACATTATGTATATTAATAAAATGCGTGTTCAAATTATTCTGGTTAGTATTTGGTCTTGCATTAAAAACATGGTTAAAAATATCAAAGGGATTATTAAAATGAATGTTATTTTTTATATTAATATTATTATCATACATTTGTTTTTTTTCAGGATCACCTAAAATTTCATACGCTTCTGATATTTCTTTAAATTTTGATTCGGCGTTTTCTTCTTTATTTCTATCAGGATGCCATTTTAATGCCAATTGTTTATATTTTTTTTTTATATCGTTAATATTTGAATTTTTTGGTAATTCTAATATACCATAAAAATCTTTAGAATCCATTATTTATGATTATCTTATTTAATATATTTAATATATTTAATATATTTAATCTAATTATTGTGTTTAATCTAATTATTGTGTTTAATCTAATTATTGTGTTTAATCTAATTATTGTGTTTAATATTACATTTAATATTTAATTAAAAATCGGTTAATATTTTTAATTAACTAAATTGAACCAATATAGACAGAAAGTAAAATAATATAATAAAATGTCGTCAAAGGAAAATTTAGTAAAAACTTATCAAAAAAAGACTGATAAAGAACATGTATTAGATAATCCTGATACTTATACGGGTTCTATGGAATTTACTGATTATGATACCTATGTATATGACGATAAAGAGGATAAAATAAATTTTAAAGAAATCAATATTATTCCTGGACTTTATAAATTGTTCGATGAAGGTATTGTGAATTGCCGCGATCACCATATAAGAATGTTGCAGGCGATGGATAATTGCAAACCGAATATTATGCCACTAACATATATCGATATATCTATTAGCGACGACGGCACTATTACAATGTTAAATGACGGCAATGGCATTGATATTGAAAAACATCCAGAATATAATATTTGGATTCCCGAAATGATATTTGGTCATCTAAGAACGTCGACTAATTATGATAAGAGTGAAAAAAAAATTGTAGGTGGTAAAAATGGGTTTGGTTTTAAATTGGTGTTAATATGGTCGGAATATGGTGAGATCGAGACGGTTGATCATATAAGGGGACTAAAATACCATCAAATTTTTAAAAATAATTTGAATATAATAGAAAAACCAAGCATAACAAAATGTAAAAAAAAACCATACACAAAGGTTATTTTTAAACCAGATTATAAGCGTCTTGGAATAGAGAAATTATCTCCCGACATGATTAACCTATTTAAACGCCGGGTCTACGATATTGCAGCAGTTACCGATAAAAAAGTAAAGGTAAAATACAACGGAGAATTAATACCAATTACTAATTTTCAACAATATGTTGATTTATATATTGGAAGCAAGGATGATACAAAACGGATATACGAAGCATCTAATGAGAGGTGGGAATACGCCGTATGTATTGCTCCAAAAGAAGAATTTACACAAGTTTCGTTTGTTAATGGCATATATACAGGCAAAGGAGGAAAACACGTTGATTATTTGCTAAATCAAATTGTGAAAAAATTAACAACTTATATAAAAAAGAAGAAAAAAATCGATGTTAAGTCAAGCACCATTAAAGAGCAAATTATGCTATTTCTCAGATGTGATATAGAAAACCCAGCGTTTGATAGTCAAACAAAGGATTATATGAATACACCATCGAGTAAATTTGGAACATCGTGTGATGTTAGTGAAAAATTCATAGAAAAAATAGCTAAAATGGGGATAATGGATAAAGCATGTGCGCTTACTGAAGTGAAGGAAAGCAGCGAATTAAAAAAAACCGATGGATCCAAAACAAAAAGTATTCGCGGAATCCCTAAATTAATTGATGCTAATTATGCAGGAACAAATAAAAGTGATAAATGTACTATTATATTTTGCGAGGGTGATTCGGCAAAAGCAGGTATTGTATCTGGTTTGTCGAAAGAGGACAGAAATGTATTGGGCGTTTATCCAATGAAGGGTAAATTATTTAATGTTCGCGGGGAATCTCCAAAGAGAATATTGGAAAATAAAGAAGTTACCGAAATAAAACAAATTCTTGGTATTGAAAGTGGCAAAGAGTATACGCAAGAAATTGTTAATACAAAACTAAGATATGGAAAAATTTTGTTTATGACCGATCAAGATTTAGATGGCAGTCATATTAAAGGTCTTGGAATTAATTTGTTTGATTCCGAATGGAAATCACTAATTAATATTCCTGGATTTATCGGTTTCATGAACACGCCTATTTTAAAAGCCAAAAAAGGTGCAAGCGAACTTAAATTTTATAATGACGGTGAATGGAACTCTTGGTGTAGTAGCAATAGTATTAAAGGATGGAAAATCAAATATTATAAGGGTTTGGGAACGTCAACCAGCAAAGAGTTTAAAGAATATTTTCAACATAAGAAAATAGTTAATTTTGTAAATAATGATGCAGAATGTAATAATGCAATCGATATGGTATTTAATAAAACAAGGGCGAATGATAGAAAGACTTGGCTTGAAAATTATGATAGGGAATTATACCTTGATACAAATAACACCGAAGTTACATACAAAAATTTTATTAACCGTGAAATGATCCATTTCTCGAAATATGATTGCGACCGTTCTATACCAAATTTACTCGATGGTTTGAAAACGAGTCAACGTAAAATTTTATACACCGCATTCAAAAGAAATTTAACAACGGAAATTAAGGTAGCTCAGTTTAGCGGTTCTGTTTCAGAAATAAGTTGTTATCATCACGGTGAAAATAGTTTGAATGGTGCCATTGTTGGAATGGCGCAAGATTTTGTCGGTTCAAATAACATTAATTTGCTGGAACCCAAAGGTCAATTTGGAACAAGACTACAAGGAGGTAGTGATTCCGCATCCGAAAGGTATATCCACACTAATTTAAATAAGTTGACTCGTAATATTTTCACCGATAAAGATGATGGTATTTTAGAATATATTGACGACGATGGCACGTTGGTAGAGCCAAGATATTATGTTCCGATTATACCAATGATTCTTGTTAATGGTAGTAAGGGTATTGGGACAGGTTTCAGCACGGATATTATGTGTTATAATCCGTTAACAATCATTGATTATTTGGAGAATAGTCTAAATGATAATATTGAAAAACCAGATATTACACCTTATTATAAAAATTTTAAAGGGAGCATTATCAAATTAACAGAATCTAAATGGTTATTCAAAGGGTGTTATGAAAGAACCGGAAAGAAAGAAATTCGAGTTACCGAATTACCAATTGGATTATGGACTGACGATTATAAAAAATATATTGAGGAACTCATAGATGGAAACAAAACAACAACTAAAGGTAAAAAGAAAACCGTTATTGTGAAAGATTATAATGATATGAGCACAGATATCGTTGTAGACGTAACAATTATATTTTCAAGTGAAAATAAATTGGACGAATTAATTAATAAGAAAATAGACGATAATAGCAATGAATTAGAAAAACTACTGCGTCTGTATACAACTAAAACTACAACAAATATGCATTTGTTTGATGAAAATGAAAAGTTAAAAAAATTTAAAACGCCCATGGAAATAATCGATCATTATATTGATATTCGGTTGAATACATATGTTAAACGTAAGAAATATTTGATTAAACTACTCGAACATGAAACAAAAATACTAATTAACAAAGTTAAATTTATTAAAGAATTATTAAATAATACACTTGATTTGCGAAACAAAAAGAAAATAGATATTTGTGAAATGCTCAAGAATAAAGACTATGATATAATCGATGATGATAGTGAATTTAAATATTTGATTAGATTGCCAATGGATAGCGTTTCTGAAGAAAATATTGAAATTCTTGAAAAGAACAAAGATATTAAAGTGAAAGAACTAAATAAACTGATAAAAACAAAAGAGAAAGATATTTGGCTTTCCGAATTAACTACTTTAAAAACGGAGATGATTAAATTTTTACAAAATAAACCTAAAACCAAAGGTGGTAAGAATACCAAGGTAAAGAAAAAATTAAAGATTAAGGATTAAAGATAAATGATACAATTGTGTGAATTGTGTTATTTGTTTGTATTATACAATAAATTTTTTTCTTAAAAAAAATGCTTACATTCAAGTTGTTTATTGTTATAATTAGTTAAAGTTGGTAATTCCATAGGAGAGACTAAAGAACTTGCGTCACGTTTATATTTCATGTAACTTTCTACCTCACCATAAATTTGATTAATTGCGTATTCTAATACTTTATTATTAAGATCATTAATTTGATCACTAATATTATTAGGTAAATTTTTTGAATTTTGAAGAAAAATACTTCTCATAATAATTTTTAATTCGTCAATATTTTGTTGTCCAATAGTAAACTGGTTATTTGATTTAACGTATACGCCATAGCGTAGTCCATTTTGCAATATATTAATATTTTTACTTGAAAAAAAGGATAACGATAAAGGTGTATTATTCCAACTTCCGTTTAATGCTTCTCTAAAATCAGATTTATCATCGACTGGTATATGGTCGCTCAATGTAAATACCGCAGTTGTGTTTTGATCCATAATATTTACTCGCCCATTTGTATTAGAGGAATTCATTATATAATTAATAATTATAAAAAAATATTTTATAAAAAATTATATTATTTTTTATATTATTTTTATTATTTTTATATATATATAATGAAGTTTAACTTTCAAAAAATTGTAATAGTAATCGCAATTATCCTTTTAATACTAGCATTGGCATTTATTGGGACAGCAATTTCAAATGAGAAAAATACACACGATTTTCCACCCGTAATAGCAGAATGCCCAGATTATTGGACTCACGACGTTGAAAAAAATAAATGTATAAATGACCGCGAGTTAGGAGAAGATATTCCCGGGTATGGCAAATTAAAGGAGTTTTTGATTAATGATCCAAGGATTACAAGTATGTGTAATAAAAAAAATGCCATGAATGAATTTAAATTATCCTGGGACGGTATTACTAATAACCCTAAATTAGATACATGTTAATATATTTAGTATATAATAAGAAATTGAATAGTGATATAAATATATATACTGTTTTAAAATTAATAGATTAAATGGATTGTATTAATTTTAATAAAATATTAGATAGAGAAAATATAGCAGAGAATATATCTAATATTTTAAGAAATTTTGAAGAGAATAAGAAAAATTTATTAGAAAAAAGAGGTATCTATATTTATGGCGAGTCTGGTATAGGAAAAACAACATTTGTAAATAATATTTTAAAAAAAATGAACTACGATATAATATATTATGATGCTGGTGATATCAGAAATAAAAATATAATAGAAACAATAACAAAAAATAATATTTCAGATAAAAGTGTTTTAAGTTTATTCAAAAAGAAACGACAGTCTATTGCTATAATAATGGATGAGATAGATGGTATGAATAACGGTGATAAAGGTGGTATTACTGCACTCATTAAATTAATTAGGCCAAAGAAAACTAAAAAACAAAAATTAGAAAATATTACAAATGTTCCAATTATATGTATTAGCAATTATCATATTGATAAAAAAATAAAAGAGTTAATGAAAGTATGCATACCAATAGAATTAAAAAAACCAACAAATAATCAAATTAAAGGTTTAATTGAGTTAACTATACCAAACATAGAAAAAAATCTTATTGACGATATTATACTTTATATAAATAACGATTTAAGAAAAATGAAAACTATACAGGATATAAATAATAATAATATATTAACATCTAATATTATTAATAATATTTTAGTTTCAAACAATTTTCAAGATGATACCAAAAAAATAACAAATTTAATTATTGAAAATAAATATGATATTAATGAACATTCGCTTATATTAAATGATACAGATAGAACAATCGTTGGATTATTATGGCATGAAAATATAATTGATAAATTCGATAATCACGATATTAAGGTTACTCTGCCTGTATATCATAAAATATTAGAGAATATAAGTTTCTCTGATTATATCGACAGAATAACATTTCAGAAGCAAATATGGCAATTAAATGAAATGAGTTCAATAATTAAAACTTTTAAGAGTAATTTTATATACCATTCATTTGATATAAATAACAATAATAAAATAAACAATATACGATTTACCAAAGTTTTAACTAAATATAGTACCGAATACAATAACATAATATTTATTCAAGATATATGCAATACATTGGGATTTGACAAAAATGATACCTATAGTTATTTCATAGATTATATAATTAATTATAGCGACGAGAAAAAGCAAACGCTGGAGTTAAATAATTTCACAAATTTGGAGATTACGCGAATATGTAATTATTTACAATCTTTTATGTGATGTTTATAAGTTTAATAAATTAATTAGTTTCTGTATCTGAATCGGAATCTATATCAGAACCATTATTTTGAATATTTAATTTGTTTTCTAATTCTTTTAATAAAACAATGTGTAAGCGTTTATTTTCCTTCTTTATTTTATAATATTTAATTTTATAATTACTATCCTTTATATCTCCTTTATTGGTATCCGGTTTAATTGTTTCCGGTTTAATTGTTTCCGGTTCAATTGTTTCTGATTCAATTGTTTCTGGTTCAATTGTTTCTGGTTCAAATTTTATAAATGATTCAAATGATTCATCATTACTATTATTTTTTAAATTACGAATTTCCTCATCTTTTTCGTTATTTAAATTTGCTAACATTTTAAGTTGCTCTTGATTTTGTCTCAATAGGGAAACAATTTGATCATTATTTAATACCTGTTGCTTACCATCAGAGGTTGAAATCGTAATTTGTCCCGATCCATTTTTTACATGTTGTTCTGCGTATCTTCGTCGCTCACGCTCTATATCAAGCATCTGTTGTAAAACATCCGGTTTCATACATGGTTTTCCTGGTTCATAATTAACTAATAATTTATCTATTTTATTCATATAAAAATCTTTCATGTTTTGTTCTTTAATAAACATATCGACGTTTTTATCTGATTCTTTGCAAAAACTCTCATCATGTGAATCAACCAATAAGTGTTTTTTATCAAAAGTATTTTGATTATGTGAAACAACTAATATTGTTTTTAACGGGTCTAATTGAACGAATGGGACTGTATAATTTTTAAGAAAATGTTTTTCTTCTGCTAACGCTGCACCATCTTGATATGAGTGGTCTTTCAGCAATTCTTTTTTAAAAGCAAATGTCCCAGCAGTAGCATGATTCGGGGAATACGGTCCGAATTGATATAGTTTTTGTATATGTTTAAAGTATATATATATCTCGCTGCTGCCTGCACATAAAGCCTTGGAGTCTTTTAATAAAGTTACAACCGCGTGGGAAACTCGCTCGGGCGGATAGTAATCATCGTCATCCATATAAACAATAATGTCTCCCTTTGATTTTTCATGCATAATATTTCTCTTTTTACCAAGAGACATTTTTTTATCATATTTATAATACTTCACGCATTTCACATCTTTAATAAGGTCGCTAATTTTGTCTGTGCCATCATCAATAATAATCCATTCCATTTTATCTTTTGGATAATCTTGATTTAAAAAACATTTTATCATATACTCAATAAAAGGTCTTCTATTAAATGTTGGCGTACAAACACTAACAAACGGCAGTTCTTTATTAATACTAATAATTTCTTTTAAAGTATCATTATTTTCTTCATTTGGTGCGTCATTGGATTCTTTGGATTCTTTGGATTCTTTGGATTCTTTGCGATTTTTTTTACCCATTATTTGATAAAAAGTTTTTGTATTTAAATCATTATATTTTTAATTAAACGTTTATTTATTCAATTTATATAATCTTCTTAGTATTGCTAACATATATATTATAAGGGCAACGTTGCCATAATTTCCATCCAAATGTGTGATGGTGCTTGAAACACAGAGGGCACCAAATAAATATGTAAATAAATCAACATTACATAAAGCTATTTTTTTTAATTTAGCCTGATTTAAAAATAATGGAAGTAATAAGAATGTAAATAAGAATTGTATAAACGATGTTGCCATAATACCGCCACTTAAAAAAGCTGCAGGGCCACAAAAAAATATTGCTAAGAAAAATAAATGAAATGGGTGTTCGTCGTTCTTCCAAGCAGCAAAAGAAGACATAGCCAAAAATATAATAAATATTACCGGCAATAATATAGGCAACAATAAAGGTATTAAAATAAAAATGACATTAGAAAATATAATTTGAAACATGTCGGTTGTGAAAACATTTTTATCATCTTTATCAAAAAATCCTATTATTATTAATAATAATTTTCTTAGATTTATCATTATTTCGGCGACAGAAATACCATACCAATTTTTAAATCCCTGTATGGAGAGATCCATATTACTACCTTCTATCATAGAATACGGCCATCCTATATTTGGCGGAACACCCATTTTTTTTATGGTATTCCCTAAATCGCCTATTGAAATTTTATCTTTAGATTTACAGTCATTCATACCACCCTGCTGTTTTTTTAAAAGAGGAGATGTTACTTCGCTCCTATTAATACCTTGTTTATCTGATACATAATCTTGTTGATTTGTTGGAAATAAAGTTAGTTTACTTTTATCATAAAGACTTGTATAAAATATAAAATTAGAACCTACAAGAACAAATATGATTGTTGATAAAACATTAGACGCTATGCTCCCACCCCATTTACCCCAATCATTTTTCTTTTTAGTGATAATATTTTTACTCTCCTCTATCTCCTTTTTCTTTGTTTGAAGTGCGCCAATATTTTTATTTGCGTTACTATTCCAAACTGATGTAAGATAATTGCTCATTATATATATATATAATTATAAAAATACATAATTATAAAAATACATTTTTATAATTATGTCACTAATCTATCTCGAATATTTGAGATTTGCGTTTCCTGAAATAAATGATAGTATATTGTATCTCTCTTCAAAAATTGTAAGATTATAATTATACTCATATAATTTCCATAAAGGTTTATGTGTTGCTATTACATTGCTATTGGAATCAAATATTTCAGTTATTTCAATATCATCACTAATAGTTGGTGCAATAACATTATATTCAAATTCAACATCTTTAAATTTACTCAAGTTTACTGCTCCTGTTGGCTGTATATCCATTGGATTTGTTTTAATTCCAAAATTATAAAAATATAGTCCTTCCGGTCCGTTTCCACATGTTCTTACATATTTTTCAACATAATTGAATACACCCTCATCCAAAGGATTTTCTCTATATTTACCATCAAAAAGTATTCCTAATGTTTTTAAAATAGTTTTTTCATTTTCTGGAACATATTTACCTGTTATTAATATACCAGATGGTGTTTTATCGCCATCAATCTCTGGAGTTATTATGTTACTATCACCATTTGTTCCTTGGGATATTTCGATGGTTTGTATATTTTGACTATTGGGATTATCTGTATTCTTACTGCTTGGACTAAATATATCAATGGGTATAAAATCATATGCCCAGTTTGTATAATTTGACCACTCATTGCGCATATAAGCATCATTTCTTTGAAAATACCACATAAAATTTGACACTAATCCATTTGTATCTATTTTTGTTCTTTGTGGTCCTATTATATTGTTTATATCATGTTGATAAACTTGTTTAATAAGATAATCGTGCGAATTTTCAGAAAAAACTTTTGCTTCTTCTTCAGTTAAAAAAGCATATGTACTTATTAAATGAATATCGTTATTCCATTCGGTTGTTTTATTAGTATAACTATCGGAGTCTAAAAGAACATTTGGAGGCGGTTGAATAAATCTATGTAATTGTTCGGTTTCTTTATTAAAATCTGGTTTATGATAATAATCATTATTATAGATTTCTGTATATTCATTATCATTAGCGATTTTATGACCAGCAATATTTCTAATAACAAATAGTTCATTTACAGGTCTTATGTCTATTTCAATATGAAATTCATTATATTGAAGTGCAGTAAGTGGGAAAGCCATTTTTGATGAAAGTGTGAACCATATATTCAGCGGTATATAAAGTTTTTTCCCTCTAATCGATGGTTCCGGAGTATCTGGTGGTGCACAATAATAAGCATTTGGATACTGATTCATATTATTTGATTTTTCGCTATTGGCTGGATCATTAAATTCTGCTGTGTTACCTGTCATATTATAATATAATTTTTTTTTAGCATCATCAAAATCTCTTTCAACCATATTAGTAAGATATTGACCGGTATATTCCTGTATAACTTGTCCACCAACTGTAAATCTAACACGTTCTATCATTTGTGTTCCTAAGTTTTTTATCCATTTAAATTCATACGGTCTCCATAAACTGGCTGTGTCGCTGCTGTTGCGCGATGAAGGAGGAATAATAGTACTCCAAATATCCGGTAATTGAACTACAAGATATGTATCCATTAATAAATCTGCATATCGCGGGACTTTAAAATCAAAATGTGAAGTTGTTGTAATATTTAATGTTTTAGACCCTTCATAATCAAGTCTAAATTTCTGTAATCCAAAATTTGTATGTTTAGCATAAGTAGTTTTAAACATTGTTTTCGTGGGATTACCATTAATCATAATATTTTGATTTCCGTAAGAAACTAAATTCAATAGACCACCTGGCATAATATATATAATGAATATTATATTTAACTTTATAATAAATTATTATTATAATTATAATAATTATTATAAATAATTATTATAAATAATTATTATAAATAGTTATTATAATAGAATGGAGAATAAAATAAAAGGTAAAACAATAGACATGGTTAAATATATTAAAGAACAAGCCAAGTCAATGTCGTTCATTAGTATTAGCTTAACAATATGTGTTATCACAACAATTTTAATAATATTATGGATCCAATCTAAATTAACATTAAAAAGTAAAAATTGTAGTAAATTAAATAAAAACTATATTAATTCACCATTTATTTCGGATATAAATGTAAGTAATTCCGATTATAGGCATGATTTAAGAGATTATTATATAAAAACTGCGTTTAACTGTTGTGCAACAGGAAGCGTTAAAAATGATTTTGTCGATATATGTGCTCTTGAAACATGTATTAAACAAGGTGTTAGATGTTTAGACTTTGAAATATATTCCATGAATGATAATCCTGTAATAGCAGTTTCGTCGGAAAATAAATATTATATTAAAGAAAGTTATAATAAAATAGACTTTTCAGTTGCTTTAACTGCAATTTCAAAAGCATTTTCGGGCAGTTATGCACCGAATCCGAATGATCCGATGATACTTCATTTTAGAATAATGACAAATAATTTAAAAATACTTGATAAAATGGCAAATAGTTTAAATGAAAAATTGGGAAGGAATATTTTAGGTAAAAAATATAGTTATGAGTATAATAAACAAAATATGGGTAAAGTGCCATTAAAAGATTTATTAAATAAAGTGGTTATAATTGTAGATAAATCGCACGCGAATCCAATTAAAACTAAATTAGACGAGTATGTAAATCTAACAAGTAATTCAATGTTTATGCGAAATATACCGTTTCATAATGTTAAATATTCGCACGATTTACAAGAATTAATAAATTATAATAAAAAAAATATGACAATGTGCTATCCCGATTTAAAAATAAATATGAAAAATCCATCTCCACAATTAATTAAAGCAGCCGGATGTCAATTTATTGCTATGACATTTCAAAATATTAATGATAATTTAATTTATTATAATAAAATGTTTAATGATCAAGGTTCTGCTTTTATATTAAAACCTGAACATTTAAGACACATACCAGTATTAATCAAAAAACCTCCTCCTCCTAAAAAAGAATTATCGTATGAAACAAGAGTAATTAAAGAAGATTATTTCCAACTTGAAATGTAAATATATTATAAAAATTGTAATATATTATAAAAATTGTAATATATTATAAAAATTGTAATATATTATAAAAATTGTAATATATTATAAAAATTGTAATATTATATATAATATATATCATATTATATAATGAGTGAAATTGAAAATGTGGAAAAATTAACACCAATCGAAAGTAAACAATTACATAAAGGGATTGAAAAGGCAGAACAAAATATGACAAAAAAAATAATCGAAAAGAGGGAGGTCACTGATATAATGAAAATAGTAGAAAATTTTATAAGAGATAAACAGTTAATTTGTTATGGAGGAACTGCTATAAATAATATATTGCCAAAAAATTTACAATTCTATACAAATGATTTTTATATTCCTGATTATGATTTTTTTTCAACAAAACCAATACAAGATACAAGAACATTAGCAAATAAATTTTATAAATCTGGGTTTAGCGATGTTCAGGCGACAGCAGGCGTACATAAAGGAACGTTCAAAATATTTGTAAATTTTGTTCCTGTAGCAGATATAACTTATTTACATAAAGATATTTTCAATAATCTAAAAAAACATACAAAGGTTTTAAATAAAATACATTATGCTCCTCCGAATTATTTAAGAATGTCTATGTATTCGGAATTATCACAACCAGAAAATGATGTAAGCAGATGGGAAAAAGTGTTAGGAAGATTAAATTTATTAAATAAACAATACCCAATTTTAAAGAAAGATTGTAACTTAATTGACTTTCAAACTAATTTTGAAGATGATAAAAAAAATCTATTCAATATAATTAAAAATTTATTAATAGACGAAGACGTAGTATTTTTTGGAGGTTATGCGTTTAATTTATTAAGTGCAAACATGCCTAAAACAAAAAGACAATTCATGAAAAATCCTTATTTTGATGTTCTAAGCGAAAATCCAAAAACATGCGTAAATAAAATTAAGGATAAATTAAAAAGTTTTGGAGAAAAAAATGTTGTTATTATTAAAATAAAAGGGATTGATGATATATTACCAAATCATTATGAGATAAGTGTAAATAATATAACGATGTGTTATATATATAAACCAATAAATTGTTATAGTTATAATACTATCAAATTGAATAATAAAGTCATTAAAATCGCGACAGTAGATACTATTTTAAGTTTTTATTTACTTTTTTCATATATGAATAAACCATATTATAATGAAGATAGGCTTTTATGTATGGCTCATTATTTATTTAAATTGCAAATGAAAAATAAATCCACGCAACGCGGATTATTAAAACGATTTGTTACTAATTGTTATGGTAAACAGAATACCATTCATGATATTCGTGAATTTAAAAGTAAAAATTACGATAAACTAAAACAAGATAAAAATAATCAAGAGTTTTTATATAATTATTTTAAGTATTATCCGGGTAGAAATAAGAATATAAAAAAACCAAAAAAACCAAAAAAACCAAAAAAAACCAAAAAAAACCAAAAAAATAAGTTTAAAAAACAGAACCAAACAAAAGAGAACCAAACAAAAAAATTAATGATTAAAATAAGATAATATTTTCATATATTAATAGTATGATATCTAAAAATATTATAAATTTAGCAGCTGCAATTTTGTTATTAATATTATTATGGAATATCATATCAAGATGGTTATTGATACTTAACAAACAAAAGAGAGAAGGTTATGAATCGTATAACAAGTGTATTAAACAAGGATACCCAAACAAATTTTGCTTAAACGTTCCTGTCGAAGCGTGTATCGATAATTGTAATTTTAAAAAATGGAAACCGAAATATTAATTTACTAATTTAAACATAATATCTTTATATGTTTCACTAAAAATATGTTTTAATCCACAACAAATTGTTGTTCGCGTTACAAAATCAGGTATATATTTTGTTATAATAATTAAAATTTCAATGAACCAAATAATAAAAAAACAGCATAGTTCTCTCCCTCTTATAAATAAATATCTCTTATTATTCCATTCTCTAACATACGAACACATATTTGATTTCCCGCAAGTAAAGAATTCGTCTGCGTCTGCAACGCCCGATATTATTCTTGAATTGGCATTTACCTCATTTGAATTAAAAAAAATACGAGATAAATTTTTAAATGTAATTAACATTATATGCAATGAAGGTCTTTGGTTGTCTCTAAAAATGTATGGTGTCAACCCATCAATGTATTTATTTTTATATTTAAATTCATTATTTGAAATAAAAGGGATATGACTACTTTTAATTAGACATTCAATTAAATGATCCCTATTTTTAAAGTTATGTACTATTTTTTTTTCTACCTTTTTCATATCATAATAAGATATGTATAATCTGTCTTTTAACATGTTTAAATTATCGTCTTCAAAAAGTAAATAAACCAGTTCTCTTAGTATTTCTTCATTTTCGCTAAAATTATATTTTTCTTTAAAACATGTTATTCCTTTTTTAAATATATTATTAATATCTATATCAAGTTCTTTTTCAATATTTACTATATATAATAAAGCCAATAAAGAACCTATGCTACATCCAGAGACACGAACAACTTTCGTTTTCTTTTGTTTTTGTAATTCATTTAAATACATAGAAAATCCATAGCCGATAAATCCATTAAACACTCCACCATCGAATATAAGATCTATTTCCTTTGGTATTTTTTTTGAATCTACGTTCTTTACTAATGTATTAACATATAAATTTAATAGTTTATTGTTATCATCCATATAACAATAAATTATTTTTACATATAACTTATAACTTATAACTTATAACACTACATAAAAATAATATTATATATATTAGTTAATATGGGTGAAGACATTGAACCTAAACCTAAACGACCATCGTGGGATGAATATTTCAAAGATATCGTTACTCTCACAGCAAGTCGTTCACCTTGTAAGCGATTAAAAGTAGGCTGTTTGCTTGTAAAAGATAACAGAATTATATCTCAGGGTTATAATGGTTATTTGCCTGGTGCTGAACATAAACAGGTTATGCGCGACAATCATGAAATAGCAACTATTCACGCAGAACAAAATTCCATTGCGGATTGTGCCAAAAGAGGGGTTAGTTGTAAAGATAGTGTTGCTTACATAACTCATTATCCATGTATCAATTGCATTAAAGTATTATGTGCTTCTGGTATAAAAGAAGTTCGCTACATTAACGATTATAAAAATGACGAAATTGTAAATTATTTTGCTGATCAAGCCAAAGTTACTATGACAAAGTTAAATATTGAAGAGTAGAATATTCGAATGTGTTATGTTATGTTTTTAGATGCTAAAATAATCAATTGAATAATTTATTATATAATAGCTAATGGAAAATAAGACACTGTTTACAATAAATCCTGTTAAATTTAAATTCCCGTCCTTGTGATAAAAGGCAGGAAATAATTTTAAAAATAGTTTTTTCACTACCGGTAATTGAAAAATAAAATATAATACCGACATTAGAATTGGTGTTTGTAGTTTATTATATAAATCGTCTGCTTTATTATTATTTTCTTGTTTTTTTATATAATCGTTTATAATATCGTGTTTGCTTCTATCTTCGTCAATGTAATCAGCATTATCTCCTGGAATAAAATTTTGTTTTATTTCATCATCTTGTGTTATATGACTTTGTGTTTGTGGTATATCCCTCGAAGGTAAACTCAAAGAACCACTTGAAACAGCACTTTGGATACTTGTAACAAAATCATTTATATTATTGTTGTTGTTGTTGTTGTTGTCGTTATTATTACCGTTATTATTTAGTCCCTGCTGACCAGTTGATTGTGCGATATTTTGTTTTAAATCATTTTCGCGCTGTTGTTGTATATTATTTATAGAACCTTCTACCACTGTATTTTTTTCACTTGTTTGTAGAGTAATATTATTTTGATCTGTTTGATTTGAAACAGGCAAGTCATCTAAATTAGAAGTCATATAATATATATTAAATTAAAATATATATTAAATAAATTACGCAAATCTTACCTGCTTCTTATTTTTTCCATTACACTTTATGGGATGTTCTTTAAATTTATAACATTTATTATCATATTTATAAACATTCTCATTTATTTCTTTAAAAGACGGTGCGTGAAACACTAAACAATTTCGCGATTCACATGATTTTCTAAATAAACTGGCTAAACCAATTCCTAAAATTATAGATAATATCATTTTTCCTATATCTGTTTTCATTGATTTAATAACATTGTCAATAACCATTATATATTATGTTTTTATTTTTTTAACTTTGTATTGGTATCTCTTTAAAATTGCTATTCGAGCAACTTACTTCTGATGCCTCAAACCCAAAACACGTATCTGCCTTATCCTTATATTCAATATTATTAACATTGTCAGGTGTAGGATAAACATATATAATATTAGGACTCGGGTTTAATAAATATACATACAATATGCCCAACGAGAGACTAATAATGAATATTGGCAGGGAAATATATTTAAATAACATTATATAATCTATGTTCATTTTTTATTTGTATAATATCAAACATTCTGTAAAAATAGTTTGTCTAATGTATAAGGGGTTTTAATAATAATATTATTATCCTTTTCATCCTTGACAATATTATAATAACTATACTTAAGCTGTCTAATTTTTTTATTTAATGGTATTATATCTATTTTATAAATATTAATTATATCTTCTATCAATTGTGTATTTTTTGTTTCAATATAATTTTTTTCTAAATCTTTTATTTGTATTATTTTTTCATGCAATAAGATAATTGTTTCTTTTAATAAAGTATTTGTTTCTATATTATCTACAATTTCTATATAATCTTTTTTTGTAGCAATTAATCCTTTTGAAAATAAGTTGAAATCTTCTTTTTGTATCGAAAATTCTTTTATTGCCTCGCTTTCCTCTATATAATTAAATAAAAAATCTAATTTTGTTTTTATTATATCTGTTTTTAATACGTTTATTTGTTCTTCGACTTCTGCTTTTTCATTTCGTATATTATAATATGTTTTTTTGTCAATACTTATATTTAAATCGCATTTACTACTTGCCCCACATAAAGCAGACAATTTATTTTTTTTTATTTCAAATAATGTTCCACCCGGTCTATTACAATTAACACATTTAAATTGTATATTTCTGAATTCCTTTTGTTTATCTTTTTTTGTTAAAGTATTTTTATTTTTTACTTTTTGTTTTATTTTTGAGATTTTTTCATTGTATTTTGCTTTTAATTTATAAAAGTCATTTACTTCTTTTTCCATATTTACTTGGGACGACGATGTTTTTGATCCTGATTCTGATGTCGATGATGCAGATGCAGATGTTGATGCAGATGTTGATGCAGATGTTGATGCAGATGTTGATGCAGATTCTGATACGGACGATGATGCTGACGATGATGCGGGCGATGATGCCGACTGTGTAGATATTATTGATGAAACTGATTCTGAATTACTTAAACTCATATATAATTATAAATTATAATTTATAAATTATAATTTATGCATATCTTTTAAGCATTTCTAATTCTGGATTATTATCCAATACAGGTAAATCAGATATCAAACTTAGATTATTTTTTTCTCTTATTGCTGTTAGATGTTGTAATTTAGATACTATATATTCTTGTTTTTTTCGATTTTTTATTTCTATATCTCGTTTTGTTAATCGTCCTTTATATCTATAAAAAAGTATTGACGATATAGCTCCTATTAATGATAATGTCATGACTATATTAAAAATTAAACTCGAGTGTTTTTCTTTTAATTTACGACTTTCTTTAAGAGAACAATTAATAAAATATTTCATACCAGGTTCACATAAAATAGGTGTTTCCTCATTCATTAATTATTAATGTCATATTTTTAAAATATATTATACATATTATTTATATATGAGCGATAAAACACCCAATCCGTCGGCAGCAATGTTATGGTTTTTTATATTGACAACATTATATTTTCCACTTAAATATTATCTAAAATCAAGCGAAAAAGCAATCTCGATTGGTTACATATTATTCATAATAATAATAGAGTATGTAATTAATTTAGATCTAACAGGCAAAATTTGTGGGAGCAACCAAGTATTAACGGCGATATTTGTTACCTCAATACCATGGATATTAATTTTTGGCGTATTTAATTTAATGATCATGTTATTCCCAGGTTGGTTGGCACCCTTTTCAAATACATTTGGTTATGGTTTTGTTAAAATATTAGGTTTATCTAAAGTAATACACGAAATATTTAAACCAAAGGCTACAACAAATCTTAAGTTTTTAAGTAATAGTGACAAAAATATTCAACAATCTTTAGCACAAATATACGGTAATGAATCATTGTTAATTAATCAAATAACGCCTTCCAATTTTTCTAAATTCTGGGATACCTCAAGTATTTTATTTAAATCGGGTGTTAAGGGCGATCCTACATTAAAAGGTAAATTAGAAAACTTTGTAAGAATTAAATATTTTGTTTCTGAATATATTTGGTATATATTAATTGGTAGTCTTATTACATCTGCCAGTTATAATTATATTCTAAATGCAGGTTGTAAAAAGCCAATTAGTGTCATGAACAATAATGATGATAAAATAAAAGAAATAGAAAAAAAGAAATTAAATAAAGAACCTGAAACTGTTTATAAAATAACCGATTAAAGTTATTCGACCATTTTAGGGTAAGTTAAATAATATAAAACACCAAAATATGAAACTATCGCTAAACATATTGCTACTAACCAAACAGGAATTACTGTCTTTTTTTTATATCCAATTCCGAAATCCCGCAAACTTCCATCTTCGTTGTATATGAATGCAGGTTTTAACATTATAACAATTGTATAAAGCAATGCATATATTATTATTGCGATAGTTGTAATATTACGTCTAATATAGTTTCTATTCATCATTATATTATAATATTAAAGAAGTTTTTTATTATTTACTATTTAAATTTT